CAAATCCAAAGTCCACCACCCATCATTTTATTCATGGGTTCTTTAATCATATTATCAGTAATGTTCTTAATTAAATTTGCATCAAATACGTTATCACCCGAACCCAAGAAATTACATTCCAATTCCTGAGAAACTTTACGTTTGTCGTACTTAAGTTTTTTAACCATTGCCTCAAACCAAGATGAACATGGTTTGTATCCTAACTCAAAATAAGCCTTTAACTCATCATAGTTTCTTTCATAGGGGTCACGTCCTGAAAAATCAACAATTCTATCGGCAGTATATTCTTCCCTGTTTAATAAGAAATGAATAATCTCATCCGTCTTAACCAAATATAAATCTTTAGTATAACGTGGGTCACGATACCAAAACATTTCTGTAATTTTGAAATCGTTCATCCCACGATTGGCTTGTTCGTAGATTTCATAATAAATTGGGTCGTATCCGTTTGGTGTTGATACAACAACAACTTTACCACCCGTAGACAATGAAGCCATACAGGCCGCCCAGAAATCACCATCCGCCTCAATATATGCCGCCTCGTCAAATACCAACATAGTGGGGGTATAACCACGAAGTGCATCTTTTGAAGTTGCAACCGCTTTAACCTCACAACCATTAGTTAACTTAAAGTGTCTTGCAGCGTTTTTGTCAGGTGAAAATCCAACACCTACCCAAGCAGGCCACTGTTCTGTAAAACCACGAATTTTGTTCGCCATTTCCACAGCAGTATCCAATTTGTTTGCGATAATAAGAATCTTCTCAGGTCTTTGTTTTGATGCAAATACAAGTCGTTTACTTGCCCAAGCAGCGGTTACCGTAGACACACCTGCCTGACGATATTTTAACGCAATGTTTTCGTTGAAGTTTTCATAATCCTCCACCAAGTTTACTTGGTCTGGAAATAACTCTAAGGGGACGTATCTTGACTGAGTGTTATCATAAGTCTGAAGATACGTCTTAAGAGCGTATGGTGTGTTTTTAATACACCTTGAATATTCTAATAGTAATTGTTCTCTGGTTAAACCCATAAAAGGTTAGTGTTAGGACCTGTCGATACCTAAACTACCTAAGAAATCATCTAAATCACTCAAATCATCATCGTCAGGACCCATAGTGTCACCATCTTCATCTGTATCATAGTCTTCGTCATCATCACTATGTACTTCATTCAAATGAGCCACAATCTCCTTAACCATTCTGTCCAAGATTGATGTTGCTTTCGCATCACCTCTTAAAATCATTTTTGCTAATTTGAAAAATTCATCAGATGAAAGTGCTGAAAATCTTGCAAAGAGGTAGTTTTGTATGAATTTTTTATCTTCTTCAAATAATTCTTCAGGATATGCTGCCAAGAATTTTTCCCATAATATTGGACCAATTCTTAAATCCCAAATTTCATTTGATAAGCTGTCAGTTGATGCCATGACCATTTCGGCTTGTTTTGGGTCATCAGGAAGACCTTGAGTACCCAAGATTTCCATTGTACCTTTAATTAACTCGTGAATTAGTATAGGGAAAAATACTCCTGTAGCTTTAACTGTTGGAGGGTCAGTTTGAATATCGACTTCTTCTTTACCACCAATACCACCTTGACCCATCATCATGTCCATCATTTCATCAGGTAATACCCAATACAATAAATCATTTACTGACATAACAACACCATAAAGATTTAATAAATCGGGGTCAATTCTGTCTAATTCATCTCTAACTAATTCAAACATATAATGTCCTTTTTTAGATGAACCTTGAATTAACGCATTTATAAATCTTCTTTTAGCCTTTTCAATATCAAACCTTTCAAAGGCTGATATGAAATCTTCTAAATCTTCTTCTTTTTCTTGGAAATTTTGTTCGATTTCTTCTTCTTCAGGTTCTTCACCTTGTTTTTGGAAACCTGACATATCAATTTGACCTGGCATTACAAGTTCTGCAACATAATTAATTTGGTCAGGTCTTACACCCATTTCTTTTCTAACCAAATCAATTGCCAAATTTTCAAGATATTCTTTATGTGCCACTTGTTTTTGTAACAATTGCATGGCCATACTCATCATTGTTCTTTGTAATTGTTGTAAAGGATTTCCTCTTGAAATATCGGCACCAGCATTTGGTACATAACGCCTAACCTTAGCAACAACATCTTTAAATCTTTTAGATGCAACCAATTCTTCAAACGTTTCAGGTACATTACCTTGTTCTATATTTGGAAATGCCGGATTAGTAGATAATGGAGTTCCTTTTGAAAGAATTGTTCTTTCAATATCAGGTGACATTCTTTCGGGTCTATCTCCATAATCAATTGGAGCTTCTCTTACGATTTGTTTCTTTTTCATTATTGGTTTTTAAAGTCAATTTTTAATTGGTCAAACTCCAAATAGTCAGGTATTTTAACCGTTCCCATTTTTGGAGCCTCAGTAGATGCCTTTGGTTTTGGTTGGTGTTTTGGATTTTTAAAAGGGTCAGATGTTTTTGGTTTTTCTTTAGTACCAGGTTTAACTACTGGAGGTGCAGTTTTAGTACCTTGTTCATCAATTTTTTCAGCTTTTGGTTTTGGTTGGTGTTTTGGATTTTTAAAAGGGTCCATTTTACCAGGTTTTTCCTTTTCTTTAGTACCAGGTTTTACTCTTGTAGGTGCCGGTGCTGTTTTTGTACTTTGTTCCATAGCTTCTTTTTTAGAAACATACATTTTTTTAACCGGTTTGTCCAATTCATTATGTCCAACAAATCCAATCATACTATTTTTAAATGGACGAGAAATAATTCCTTGTTCACTCAAAGTATTTAATAAATCAATTTTAGAAATTTTTGGTGATATATGTTTTTCTACCATTTTTAGTAAAGAAGATTCAACAATTGGTAAATAAGGATTTTTTCCTTCTTTAATGTTTCTTTTTACATCCATCACACATCTTTCAAATTTTTTCTTGTCATCTCTACCAACTGATGATGTACAAATGGCATATGGGTTATATTTTGACTTTTTCTTTGCTTCACTAATATCTTCTTCTTTGTCAATACCATCATCACCTTCATCATCCATACCATCAGGTGCTTGTACTTGATGTGGTTCTTGAGTAGTTTGACCAAGTTTTGAATCACTTTTATCAACTTCTACACCTTGCTCATAAACTTCAAAAGGTTTTTTCTCGTTTTTTAATTTATCAATTGTTGCGGTGTCAGTTTTTGGTACCATTGTTATTTCAGATACCATCATTTTATGCAATTGATTGATTTGACCTTCATTCATTGTTAATAACAATTTATGGCTCAATCCACGTTCCATTAGTTGTTTAATTTTTTTATTTTTCATATACAACGTCTTTTTCTAATTCTAAAATGATGTCTCTTTCGTACAATTTATCTTTTACTTTCTGTTCTGAATCTCCGAAACGAAAAACAAGACGGGTCTCATCTTCACAACTTTCATCTTTCTCCCAGGCTAACGCAATTACATCTTCCATTGCGTCTGTGACTCCCATAAAATCAGAGTCCTGTATAAGTTCAAGTTGGACCACCGTATTTTTCAGTAGTCCAACTTTCTTTATATATTTTAATTCAGGTGGTTGTGGGTAACCATGTGCTGGTCGTGAATCCCAATTTTCCCCCCAAACATCAAGTTCATCACTAAAGATAAATTCATACATGTTATCTCCTCTATAATTTGGACCTAGTCCATTAATATAGATTAGATGACTCATAGAACTTCTCCTTTTGGAGTTACTCTGATTTGTTCACCGTTGTGTTCAAACACCAAGTTACTCTTGTTTGTTTTACCAACGAGTTTATAGTTTGAATTTTCTCTTACGATAAATTCAGCCGCCAATTCTTGTTCAATTGTTTCTGAAAGTTTTTTAATTGAATTAATTGCAATTTTTTTACCTTCATTTATTTTTTGTTTCTTTTCTTTCTTTTCAGATTCAGAAATTTGAAAATATGATGTTAATACTTTGTCAACTTTAGATTCACTAAAAATTTCGTCCATCATTTTAGCAACGTGAGAATTAACTTTGTCTTCTTCAGACATTTCATCTCTTTGTTTGTTAATATTAGAATAAACACCTATTACATCACCTTCTTCCATTTCACCTTCAATTGGTTCTTCCATATCCATATCTACGTCCATGTCTACGTCCATATCTTAATCATCACCCATAGAACCCATG